AGATGGGACGGCAAAGTAGGTTACTTTCAATTGGGTGGCAGTACATATATCAATCTATTAGATCAAATACTACCAGTCCTTGAACAATATAACTATGACGTTGATCTTGAAGACTATAGGGACTATGAAAGACAGTTTGAATTTACTCAGGTCAAAGAAGATACATATAGTCATTTAACCTGGCCTGAAGGACATCCAATAGCAGGTGAACCAATAGTGTTACGAGACTATCAGGTCGAACTTATAAACAAGTTTTTAGCTAATCCACAATGCCTACAGGAAATAGCAACAGGTGCTGGAAAAACATTGATCACAGCGGCATTGAGTTCTTGCTGTGAACCACACGGTCGTACAATAGTTATAGTACCAAACAAAAGTTTAGTTACACAAACAGAAGCTGACTATATCAATATGGGATTAGACGTAGGTGTTTACTTTGGAGATAGAAAAGAGTTCGGACGTACACATACTATATGTACTTGGCAAAGTCTTAATATCCTACTCAAAGGATCAAGAAACCAATCAGTGGACATAACAATAGATGAGTTTATTCAAGATGTTGTCTGTGTTATGGTTGACGAAGTACACATGGCCAAAGCAGACGCACTAAAAACTTTGTTAACAGGAGTTATGAGTCAAATACCTATACGTTGGGGACTAACAGGAACTATACCCAAAGAAGAATATGAACGTATGAGTCTTAAATGTAGTATAGGTGATGTGATAGGAAAGTTATCAGCTAATGAATTACAGCAAGAAGGAGTGCTGGCTAACTGTCATGTAAATATTGCTCAACTAGTTGACCATGCAGAATATAACGGATATCAAGAAGAATTGAAATATTTGTTAGGTAACGAGGATCGATTAGAATATATAAGCAAGTTAATTACTAAAATTAAAGCTAGTGGTAATACGTTAGTGTTGGTAGATAGAATAGCACCAGGTAAGATGCTTGAGGAATTGATTCCAAACTCGGTGTTTGTATCAGGAGCAACTAAAGCACAAGCAAGGAAAGACGAATATGACGAAATTGCAACTATGGACGGTAAGGTTATTATTGCTACTTACGGTGTGGCCGCTGTGGGCATTAATATACCTAGAATTTTCAACCTCATCCTCATCGAACCTGGCAAGAGCTTCGTCAGAGTTATCCAGTCGATCGGTAGAGGTATCAGAAAAGCAGAAGATAAAGATTTTGTTCAAATCTGGGATATAACATCTACCTGCAAATTTGCCAAAAGACATTTAACAACACGCAAGAAGTTTTACAGAGAAGCCAACTATCCATTTGAAGTTGATAAAATAGAATGGAAATAACTGTTGACAGACACAACTCAGTCACTTATAATAAGGGTAATATGCAAATACTTACATTAGATAATACAAGATACGATCTAGACACACTGCCAGATGAAATAGAAGATATGCGTTTTAGCATATTAGATAATAGAGATCCAACTGATCCTGATTATCATTGGATTCCGTTGATCTTTCTAGAAAGTTTTAATTCACCAGCACTGGTCTTAAAGATAGGCGAACACACTATTAAAATGCCTGTAGATTGGCAAATATTAATTGGCGAACCTGATGTGGGTGATTTAGAAGTACTACCATTGACATCAATCAATGACAGAGGATTTAGAGCATTTCAGTTTAATAGTTTAACTGACTTTCGTCCTAGTTTTTTAGACATCGAGATAGTTGACGTTTATCAAGATGTGTCGTGGTACAGTCCCAAATTAAAGAACGGACAATTATTGGCAGTGCCATTGAACGACGGACCTAAGCCCGAGTGTTGTTATTTTGTTAAAGACATTAGTCGTAACTGTGAAATTGTTAATTATCCTTTATCTTTCTAATGGCAAACACTGATCCTTTATATATTGGTAATGAAATGGCGGCATATGATCGCAAAGACAGAGACTACTATGACAAGTTTACTGATGAACAAAAGAAAAAGTTTTCAACTTATCTAATGTTGCGTTATGGTGCTAGTGTAAGTGGCAATGCTGATTTACAGGCATACTATTTAATGGCAACTAACAAGTTTGTCAATAAACACTTCTTTGACCTAAACAAACATACAAAACTACAATGGTTAATGTGTACAGCAGTTAGTCCAAACATGGGCAATCAGTTTCATTATTGGTTAGCGGCTAAAAAGAAAGAAGGCAAATCAACAAACAAAGAAAGAAAAGTAGTTAGTGAACTATATCCAAATATGAAGTCAGATGAGATTGATATATTTTTATCAATGAATGATAAGAAAGCAATTAAGGCACACGTAAAAGAGTTAGGATGGGATGACCAGCGAATTAAAGCAGACCTTTAAATGTAATTATTGTGAAAGATCATTTGCTAGAGAAAGCACACTAGCAGTGCATGTCTGTGAACAAAAGAAACGCTTTCAACACAAAGATGATCCTGCGAGTCGTATGGCATTTCAGAGTTATATAAAGTTCTATGAGATAGCACAGGGTTCAGCAAAACAAAAAACATTTGAAGACTTTGCTACATCGGCATACTATAAGGCATTTATAAAATTTGCTAATTATTGTGTTAATGCTCGAGTTATTAACACTATCAGATTTACTGAATGGTTATTGAAAAATAACAAGCGTATAGATTATTGGGGCAGTGATAAAATATATGATGAGTTTCTTAAAGAATATATCTACAGAGAAAACGCCACAGACGCATTGACTAGAGCATTAGAAACATCACTTGACTGGAGTGAAGAAGCCGGAGCACCAAGTGAAGACTTCTTACGTCACGGTAACACCAATAAGCTTTGCCAATATATAGCTTCGGGTAAGATAACAGGATGGACTATATTTAATTGTGCTACAGGACACGACTTGTTAGAAAACTTAAACCAAGAGCAGATAGCTATGGTATATGACTTTATTAATCCTGATCGTTGGTCAAAGATACTGCGAGACTATCCAGGTGATACAGAATATATGAAAGAAATGTTAGGGAAAGCAGGATGGTAAAATATTCTACAGACGTAGACATAGACTTTGCTGACAGAGATGACGCACTGAAATTAGTTAAACATACTAATGCGATGCAGAAGAATGAACAAGGCATACGTAAGCATAACTCAGGTGTGTATGTAACAGATATACCTTATAACCCATTAACAGATACAGCAAGTATAGATTATCAGTCAGCAGAACAACGTGGTTACTTTAAGTTAGACTTTCTTAATGTTAATGTTTACAAGCTGATTAAAGATAACGAACACTACAAAGAAATGTCAAACAAAGAGCCCAACTGGCAGTTGTTAAAAGACAAAGACTTTATAGAAAAGGTTATACACATTGGTAATCACTATGACCTTATTAAGGACATGGAAGTAAATTCAATCCCACGTATGGCTATGTTCTTAGCATTAATACGTCCAGGTAAAAGACACTTACTAGGTAAAGACTGGGACGTTATTGCACAAGACATTTGGACAGTGCCAGATGATGATAGCTATTACTTTAAGAAAGCACATGCAGTTAGTTACGCAGTACTAGTTGCACTGCATATTAATCTACTAGATGAAAGTTTACGTACACAAGGACAGTAAAGTCCGTGACATTTGTGATATCATCGAAGAGAGATATTACAGTGTTGAGTACCTAAAGAGCCTCCCTGACAACACCGTACAAGTTATACCAATCAAGTATGACGACACCTACTTCTTAGACTATATTAAAGAATCAAATGCTACTATTGTGCTAGAAAATCTAGTTGAAGGTGGCGATACATTTATGCGTTTGCTTGACAATCAAGGTCTACTTAAAGGTGCCTTAGAAGGTCGCTACGCAACGATCTCTTCAGGAGAGCTACCAGAGACAATCAATAATTTTAATACAAATTATATGATGTATAAAACTGCTGAAGTTAACGAACATAACAAACATGTTGCTTACAGCAGACATGAGAGAGACTACGATTTTTTATTCCTAAACAATAGACCAAGAACACATAGATTAGAATTAATAAATCAATTAGAACAAGAAGGTCTATTAGACAATGCACTATGGACACATATCACAACTGGCAGACGACTACCTAGAGAATTTGAAAAGAATGATATTACATTTGAAAGTTTGATAGATTGGCAAAGATGGGACGCTGGAGAATGTATAACACAACAATACTTTAACACTTACTTTAGCTTACAAGCAGAGTCAACTGTTCTACATAGATACAGTTTCTTTACTGAAAAAACATGGAAGCCTATTATTGCTAACCATAATTGGATTACCTTAGGCAGTGCTAACCATTATGAAGAATTACGTAAGCTAGGATATGAAGTACCAGACTGGGAGTGGACTAGACTTGAGCGATGGCAGGATAGGCTACACGGTTGTATCGAACAAATTAAAATACAAAAAGAATACGGGTTACATCAATGGGACTTGGATACTAGACCTGAACGTAGACACAATCAAGATGTGTTTTGGAAACAGTACGATGAATATTATTGGACTACTAGAGAACAGCTATATGATTGGTTTAGTCTACTCGGCGGACAAGTGTAATTGATTTTTTCTTCGTTCGTTT